GAGTCAACTGTGTGTTTGTACCTGAGTACGCTGTTGGGGCTGCGGCTAGATTGCCAGTACCCGTAATACCAGATGCCATTTTAGTTGTTTACTCCTTGTTGGTTGGATTTGGGATTGTGGGATTTACCCGAACAAGCCGCGAGACTTACCTCGAGCTGTAGCGCCCAAGATTTTCTCTCTGTATTTTGCATAATCATTCATCGACATTGACTGAATATCTTCAGCCGTTAACGAGCGTTGGTCCATATTGGTGTCCATTTGTCCGAGCGGGGGCGTGGTTACCCTTGTCCCCGTCATTTCTTTCCGTGCATTCTGCATAGCAGACTGCGCCGATTCAAGAATCTTTGCGGAACGTTCCTTCAAGCCTGCAATACTTGCGTCAACTTCTTCAGGGGTATTGCCACTGATTAGGTCTAACAGTTCAGGAATAATAGCTTCACGTTCTGCGTCTACACGTTGTGAACGGTAGTTCTGTAGGTCAGCAAAAGACTTTTCGCGTTCCAGTAGAGCGAAGGCACGTTCACGTTCTTGACGCTCACGCTCCAACTGCTCCTGCCACTCTGTTTCCTTGGTCTTAAGCAAGGTACGAACATCCATGTCACTTTCAAGAGCTTCCTGCTCAGCCTTAGCTTTCGCTTCTGCATCTGCAGCACGTGCAGCAAGTTCTGCTTCACGCTCTTTCTTAATGCCATCTAGTTCTTCCTTCAGTTTATCAATCTGAGGGTAGAGTTTTTCTTTTTCTTGGCTACGTACACGAGCCAAGTCATCTTCCGTATAAAACTTGGAAGTTGCCTTAGTAGTAAGTGCGTCAGCGACAACTGCGTTGTCTGAAGACTCAGCTACAACTGGAACAACTCCTGCTTCGACCGCAAAGGCCTCCGCATTAACTTCTGCTGTATCCATAAAGATTCCTTTTTCTCCTAGAGGTCGTTTTCCGAATGCCATTACTGGCGTAACACATATGACCGAACGTTGTATATATTTTCTTGCTTAACACAAAAAATGTCAGCGTAAACGCTTATTTTTCGTATTCTTCTGGTACACGTCTCTGTGGGAGAACGGTGCCATAAGCTTCAGTTACCAACTTGTTACGTAGGTCTGCTTCGCCCATATTGGCGGCACCTAGCGCTTCATCCATTGTTGGTGGTAGTACTGCTGGGGCTCCAGGAGCACCAGCTGCACTAGGGGCGCCAGGAGCGCCTCCAGTTTCAGGGTTAGGCATAGTGCCTGTAAGTTCAGCAATTTCTTGCTCAATCTGAGTCTGTAGGAGCTTAAGGGCTCCATCAGCAACTGCATCGTCCATAAGTTCTTGACGGATTTCATTAAGCTTCTCTGTAGGGAACTCTTCACCAAGGGTACGAAGAGCACCTTCCTTAGACTCCAACCCTAGTGAAAGCATAGATTGAACTTCGTTAAGGGCAATCAACTTGTCTAGTGGAAGTGGCTGTGGGAAATGTACGTAAGTTAAATAGGTAAGTGGGTCATTAGGGTCTAGACGGTCGACCTGACCCTTCTTAAGCTTTGTATTAGTTGTTGGGTCCCAAATAAAGCTTTCTGGCTCCTTGACCGCAAGGCTGCGTAGGATAAGCTGATTAACAAGCTCTAGTCCACGTGCGTACTGAACAATCTTCTGGTGGTAGCGGTTCATCAAAGGCTGGAACTGGATAGATAGCGCTACGCCAGATGTATTAGAGATTGGCTGTGCTTGACCAAGGGCGGTCTCAGGAACACCAATCATTTCGTGCATAGACTTCTTAAGCATTGATAGGAAGTCCATAGCTCCCTTAAGTCCTTGTGCACCGCCTTCTAGGTTTTCTACCCTCGCGTCTTTCGGTAGACCGCCCCAGACTTTGTTAGCGCCCTTTTCCAATTGTGAAGCTTTGGCACCAATGATGACTGTGACGGGAGCAGCATGATAATTAACGATGTCAGCGATGTCAGTAGCAGTCTCGTTATAAGTACGGTTAATATTAATAATGTCATGACCGTCGCTAAGACCCCAAGGGCTACCACTAACGCGAACATTTGGAATATGAACAATGGGAATAGTACCAAGCGGGTTAGGGCGAGAATCAATAAGTTCATCGTTGATGTATTCCTCAATCACATCTTCTGTAAGAATTTCAGTGTAAGTAAATACCTGACGAGTACCTTCTAGTGATGTGCCCCAGAAACGATACTTTAACTTAAAGCGTATAAGGCGCTCGCGGTCATGTGGGTGAAACTCTGGAAAACAAAAAGCAGCATTAAGGGGAAGAATGCGAACACGTCCAGGGTGCGCCATACCTGATGGGTCAACCCATGCTTCTTCATAAGCTACCTTAATAAAGCAATCGCCAGAGACCGAACCTTGCTGGCCCATCTCCCATAAAATTGTTGCTTTGTTGTTATCTACTTCCCACACTCTTTCAAGTAGGTCAGGAACAATAGCTTCGGTCTCCTTTGGTGAGCGGAAGTTAACGCCCTTACCAAAAGTAAAGTTAATAATAAAATCTGTAAAAGCACGGTAGTAGTTAAGTACTAGCTGTGCATCACCCACCTGGCGACGATATGAGTAGTGGTGACCAAGGTACATAGCCCAGTTAAGGGAGTAGCGATTTAGACGAGGACCGTGAACTTCAAATTCTTCATCAGCCAATTCCACTAAACCTAGTGGAGAAATGGAGATAGTTAGGTCGCTAGACGCCGCCCTATAAGAGGGGGGAGAAAAATCAATACCGCTCAACTATTCCACCTTTTTCTTACATATAGACAAAGACTACCACAATTAAATAAGGTTAGCGAATACGCTCGCCGCGGATATTGGCCTTGCCAACTTTTTTAACAACCTTCTTTTTTTGCTGCTCTTCTTTTTTTTCTATCTCTTCGTGTGCGTAATCTCGAAAACGTGGGTCTACTTCTCTTTTAGAGTTGACGTATTGACCACCCATTTGATTGTATTTAGCATGAATCCAGTGACCACGGGCAGGTGAGTTTTTAGAGAACTTTGCTCCCGCTTGAGCGGTAATCATGTTCCAAAGTTTAGGATTTGCGGCTACGCGCTCTTCCGTCTTTTTTACTTCTTTACCTGAGATAAGTGCCATTGTTAATCCTTAGAAATGAGGAACCTACCCCCGCAGCTTTTCAAATATGCTGAACGGGGGTAGGAAACCTAATTAATCGTTTACTACTGCTGGGTTAGATGCTTTTTGGTTTGCACCGCTGCGAATTACGCGCTCAATGCGGTTATCTCCATGGTCAGCAAATCCGCCTGCTGAAAAATCAGTAAGGCTTGCTGGTGCTTCTACCCATGCTGCAGAACCAACGTGTGCGCGTTCACGCATTGTTTCTTCTGCTGTCTTTGTGTGAACAGGCTTGTTACGGTTTGGACGACCTGGTGCAGGTTCGTATCCATGCATTGCACCGTTAGTGAATTCGCTAGGAATGTCAGTATCAGTTGCAAGACCTTCTTCAAAACGTAGTGGGCCACGTTGTCCTGGTGTTGCAGAAGCCATCTTACGGTCGTAAGTGGTTCCTGGCTTTTCAGGGAACTTAGGTGTTGGGGCAATTGCCATTTTTTATACTCCTTATAAGGGTTGAGGACCTCGTGTAAAAGTGTCCTACTTATTGGTCGTAAAGTCAGGCTAAACGGGTAACTACCTACTGAAGAACGGGGAGGTAGATACTTCAACCGAAGGCATAGTCATATCTAAAGTTAAAGATACGGCTATTGCAAGGCTGTCCGCATAGTCATCGTGGGCATGCGCCTCATCTGGCGCATGAGCAAGGAAGTTAGGTCCTGTGAACTTAGTTTCCAAGTCTGTCATTTGTTGGTAGAAACGCTTCCAGGTCCGTAGTCGCCTTGTCTTTGCGTGTGCAGGCCAACCAACTAATCTGCGGTCAATTAAAGCCTTAAGGTGTTTCCAACGCTTTGATTGCTCTGGTTGACTACTTCCTATGGAATGTACTTCTGCTCTTGGGAGGAGGAGTTTGAGTCTTTGTGCAACCGCATCACCCACGCCGTTAGCGTCAACGCCAACAGCAAGTACGTCGTAACTCCCCAAGAAATTAACGATTTGAAAGTATTGGTCTTCCCAGTCATCACCTTGTAACTCCAGCCAGTTTAAAATTCTATGGTCAAAATATCCAAACTCATCAGGCCTATCCCAGTCAACCCAAACAACCGTGACAACTGTGGAGTCCATCTTACGAGCAGGGTCAATACCTACTACAACTGGGGAACGGTGCCAAGCCTTAACGGTTTCTTGAGATGTGTCTCCAAGCTCATCCATCATAGCTGAGGTTACGAACATACCTCGTTCCAGCAACCACTTACAGCAGTAGGACATCTGGAACTCATCTGAGTCTTCGCCAATACGCAGCATTTCTTTTTTAATGAACTTTGCGTAGTTAGCGTTGCACTTACTTACATCTCTGTAATCCCACTCAAAGTGGTTAGTGCGAATTCCTCTACCTGTCTGTCTACGCTTATTGAGTTGGATAGAACGATAGAAGTTGTTTTTATGCGTAGTAGGAGTTCCAGTCTTAACCATGGTTCCTGAGTAGTACGCAAGCATAGGAGAGATAGACTTAGATACCACGAAGTCATCTGCTTCTTGACACTCGTCAATAACAATAAGGTGGAAAGACTTAGATTCAATCTTTGCACGTGGGTTAGCTGTCATCATCATAAGGCTACTGCCAGAGTTCTTTAATTTAATTTGTCTAGTAACGCCTGGAACTTTACCTAGGCTGTCATCAATCTCAGGGTCACCTAAAATCTCTAAAGCACGTTCGCTAGTAAGCCTAT